GGTCCCGGGTGTGCGGCTTGCGGGGATCAGCGTAAAGGTGTTGGCCAAACCTCTATATATCCGGTTGGCGTTATCCACACCCCAGTTCGAATCTGCATCACGAATTTCATACCCAATAATGTCGTATTCATTATTCTTATTCCAGGACAGCGTGAGCTCATTGGTGAATGTGTAGGCAAACCCGGTCACGTCGGCCGGCTTGTCCGTTTTTCCATCCAAGGTAATATCGTCTGACGGACATTTTGAGAACGCCAGGTCATTCCCAAAATACGGCACACTGACAACCATCACATAATAGGTGGCACCCACAAGAAGGCCTCCGGATATCCGGAAATGCTCACCTTCGGTATACCCGGCGTAGATCCAGTCTGCAGAGGCCGAATCTCGGTAATATATCTTCGCGCCCTTATATCTGTTGCTGAGGTCATAATCTGAAAGGTCCGGTTTGGTAAACCATACGTCGACCGCCACCTCGATCGTCCCGTCACCGTGTGTCATAACAAGTTCGGTAAGCGAAAGATTGCTCACAGCCGGCGTCTGCGGATCCAACGCGGAATAGTTATCTGTCGGCAACGTGATCGCCGTATCGTCATATACATCCTCATCATACTCAATAGCGGTAATCTCTATCTCATCCTTGCCGTCCCGCACATACGACATTATGCGAAAATCTTTTTTGACTTGATTGGTCTCTCCGAAGGCGTAAAGATCATACTGGGCCGGCGCCGCCGTAAACGCCGGGGACACAGTAATTGTATCAGTCGTCCCAACCGCATTAGTTACGGTAAGTTCCTGGGTGGTATCATTGGAGAATTGAACCCTGAGCTTATACGATTTCCCGGCCGCAATGGTAACCTGCTGATCGAGTATTATCGATGACGCAGTAGATCCCGTTCGGACTCGTCCCGAATATCCCCACTGAGGAACGTCATGCGAGATCGATATCAAGTCTCCTGCGTTGCAGAGCACTGCCTGAAAAAAGGTTCGGAATGATACGGTTCTTTTGCAATATTTAGCCAGCTTCAAGGCATATCGTGCTGACCGTATCGCCTGGCTAACGCGCGTGGTAAAGACCTTAAAGGTCTTTTTGCGCATGGGGTCGCCTGCGGTCAAGGCGGCTTCGTCAATATATGAGATCTGTTCTTGTTGATAATCTTTGTCCTTATCCATATATTGAATCTCGATAACATTCGGGATATCTTTCGTGCTATTCCAGGACTGTTTGAAACTCCCGGGGATTATATTGCCCATATTGAAAAGCTGCCCCGGGGAATCCTGTTTATCTATTTTTAAACGGACATACCCACCTGAAAAAAAAGAAAGGCCATTGAATACCGTGCATATTTGGGAAATGACATCCGGGGCTCTACCTGCGCCATCAAGCACGACGTCAAGATGAAAGCGCTTTTCATACCCCCCATCCCCGTCATCAACTCGTTCCTCGCAATATTGCGACATCTCAAGGTAAGCGGCGTCGTCCATCAATGTCGTGTCTATATATTCGCCAAGTCCATAACGACTATTCGTCAAAAGGTCCTGTAAACACCAAACAGGGTTCGCACTCCACTTCGTCACATATGTAGTTCCATCCCAACTGAGCACAGTATCATCGGCCAGGAGTTTATATTGCTCTGCTACCGGATCCCAGTAGTAATCTTCCCAGTCGACCTCATCCACGCCGTTCATTACTTTGGGCTGGCTTACCTTTTTCCCCTTCACCAAACCCGTGAAGTTGGGAGTGCTCCCAGAAAGCTGATCATTGGCCAGCGCCTCAATCCCCAAAACAGCAGTATTTGGATATGAAAAATCATCGGTTTTAATTTCATCGACGTTCGCCCAGGAGAGATCTCCGATATTTATCAAATCGCTATCAGCAGAGGTCCTTGTAACCCTTATATCGTATTGTTCGGCCGACAACCCGACAACCCGATATATGCGCCTTAAAGCCGCTCGCGTTGCTGCTGTTACGGTCGTTTCCCCGAGATCTGTCCAGGTAGACGTTCCAGTCACGCGATATTCAACCTTATACGTCACGCTCCAGGAGGACATCCCCCCGCCGCTATTTGAACTGAATAACCCGCTGGTAAAAGAGAGGTGTATTTCGAACGCTTCGACATCTGAATCTGCGGTAGTATAAACATGTGCGTTATTTTGGGTAAGGTTAACCCCTACGGAATACATGTTGTGCGCATCTTCAAAATTAGGGATTACTGTCTGAGTGTTTGTCCCAAGACGATAGGCATAGGTCACCCCGTCATAATTCGCAATCGGGTTATCATTGATCTTGATGTCAGAGATGCTATCGATCTCACCTTCGCATAACCCGAGCAGCACCTGGAGATAACTCTTGTCGCCGTCGGTCCGGATATACTGGTTAATTATGTTTCCACCGACTCGATGCTGTCCGTAGATAACTGGAATCGGGACGCCGACGTCCTGGATCGTTTGTATACCATCCCATCCATATGTTGGCGAAGATTCATCTATGCCACTTGTCGAACTTGCCCCCGTAGACGGTTTGCGTGCATTTGAACTCGTTGCGTAAATGCCATACGCGATCATCGCCAAGGCTGCTATCCCTATTATGGCCGCATGCGCGGCCGCCCAAGCGAATCCTCCCGCTACTGCCGCACCAATAGCAACAAAACCCACCTCCGGTGCTATAATAATCTCATCTCCGGACTGGACCGGCTCGGTGAGATCCTCTACTTTTCGTCCGGATACAATAACCTTAAAATTTTTGGTAGAAAAATGCTCTTTCCCGGGAAAGTTAAACTCTGAAATATATTCGGAAAGAGGCTTTAAGCGGACATATGGGACCTCTTGAGTGATACGTCTTTCGGCCTGTAGTGGATTATTTACAAATGAGATTTTTATCATAGCGATATATACCCTCGGTTTTCCCTCTCCAAATCTGGTTTAATGGTGTAACCACAACTCCGGACCTGGCAACTGCTTGGATAAACCTGCCCTTGCTCAAGTAGATTCCTGCATGTGACGCCACGCCGAGATCATTAAAAAACAGGATCACGTCAAGGCATTCCAGCTGCGCGGTTAATTCTATTTTTATCCAACTGGACGAATAATTCCCAAGAAAGTGGTCCTTCCCCTGACGAGCCCACTTGAGGTCATATTGTTCAAGGTCTATCACATCGATGCCATGATCAGCATAGATCATCCTTATAACCCCCCAGCAATCCAGGCCATCCATGCTCCGGCCTCTATGCTGATAAGGAACCCCGACATATTTCCTTATCAGCTGATCTTCTGGCATTTTATTGATCAATGAATAGATCATCCGATATACATCCTCCGGCTTGGTATGGACGGAAACCCTCCGAACCTTAACTGATTCCCCAGGGTGCGGCATCGAGATAATAGTCGGCTACAACTGGTCTCCGAGCCGGCATATCCGCACTCGGTCCCTTTGAATTTCCACGGACAGGAGTTTCGGGTATATTTCCTAAGCGGCAATGAAATATCCAAAATGTCAAATTTGCTCGACAAGGTGAACACGACATCTTTTTCATCTGCCGTGTAACTATCAATATAAAAAATATCCTCAATGACCACATTGGTATCATCTAGATATTCGTAAAACACAGTCTTAATAGACACGCGGCATTTTTCAAGGTCATATGCTTCGAGGTCGCTCTGAATAAGCCGTGAAATATTGCTCACGGTTACGCGCATCTGGTCGATCTCGCCGCGGGTATTCTCGGAGATTCTATCGAACGTTATCGGGAATCGCGTATAGGTCTGACCGGCGTCGTAATCTACACACAACCTGTTTCCTTCGACGTCATAAAGATGATTCCCCTCAACATCGGTCAAGTAATATACTGTCCTAAACCATATATCCTCATCCGCTTCGGCAAAATAGCGATTATTCCCCGCCCCGTCGTAGTTATAGACCGTATACAACCGTATCGGGCTTTTCGTTTCCTTGTTCTTTTCTATAATAAAATTTGGATCTGCAGTTCTCACGTGCGAACCTCCATAAAACTGACCTGAATGGTAAATACATTGAACGCTTGGCGTTTGATTTTTAGAGTATCCGATTCGAACCGAACGGTGTATTCAACCGAATCGTTAGGATTGGTCCACGTAAAACTCCCATAAGCACCCTTTTCTGCTATAAAAAAGTTTTTGATGGCATCCTTTTCGGTAAGCGTCATAATGCTATGGGTCAAAATAAATCTGCGGAGAGGATTCGCACGTTTGCTTCGACGCTCCTCGTATCCACTCTCTGAATCCGATATGAGTGTCGAGAATTTAATCTCTTCTTCCATAACATTGTCGGCGACATAAGCATAATCAGACATGGTCCTCCTTATCCCGCTGCCCTTACTGCGCTTCTTAGCGAGCCGTTTCTCATAAGATTGTCCGCCACCACATTCACGATCGCCCCGGGGTTACGCATAACGGCCGAAGCAAAAGACTGCGTGTCGATAGCGTTAATCGTAATGTTATAGACATTAGATTCTCCGGACGATTGTCTCCCGCCTCTATCATATTCGCGCGTTTGTCTCCTATTGAGGACCCTCTCGCCTGTCTGCAATATGGCCGGAACCTCGTCATCCGCAAGTCCTCCGGAATGATATTTTTTTATTCCTTTGGGAGTGACCAATCCTCCATCATGCGCAAATAGCCCCGTTATAAGGCCAAATATGTTTCCCAGGCCAAACACCCCTCCCCCAACACCGGCTCCGCCACCTGTCCCCGTAGTAGGTGTTAAAACCGACTGAAGTGCCGACGTGATCTGGCTCTTCAAAATTTCTTCCACCAAGTCAAACATCAGGTCGCTCATCATATTACGCATCGCATCGCCAAAATTCTCTCCCGATTCGAGAGCGTTGCGGAAAGCACTGGCGGTCCCTGAAGCGAGACCATCCATAGCATTCGTTACGGCCGTGGCGACATCCCCACCGACTGTCTTGGTCTTTTTCGACCAATCCGCCAATACGTCATTGAATGTTTTTAAACCGTTTTTGGCCTTCTCAATATCATCTCCGGCCCCTTTGGCCCCCCTGCCGAAATTGCTGAAATCAATATTTGCTGTTTTCAATTCATCCGATAGTTTTCCAACTTCATCATTTAGCTTCGATGTGTTTTCGGCTGCTGCATAAACCGCATCCCAACTCTCCTGCGCGATCTCTTTATTAAGTTTCATACTTTCCTTGCTGCGGTCTATGGCTTCACGCGATTCATCAATTTTTTTATTAAAATTATCGATCCCCGAGCTAAGACTCTCGTAGGCACCTTCGACAAAGTCAATCTTGAGCATTTTTGCAAAAGGGCGAATTTTTTCTATAAAACTTTTTATGCCTTCAAGCATCCCCCCCAAACTCGTGAACCATCCGATCTTAATTTCTTCAATAAATTGAATAAAACTCTCCCCCAGATTCATGAAAAACATTATGCCCGAAGATAAGAACGCTAAAACCGTTCGGAAAGTAGTTTGAACTCCAAGAAAAAAAGTGGAAATTGCAGCTCCCATATCGATGAGCCACAAAACAAGCCTTTTCGCCCCGGACCCAATCGCCTCATGGTTCACACTAAAATTCTTTATCTTGTCGGCCATGACTGTAAGATAAGGCAATAATGCCGTCGCGATCGTAATCCCTACTCCCTTAAGCGCAGTTCCTATAGATTTCATCTTGTCACCGAACTCATCTAGCGCAGCTGCCTGGGATCCGCTGATGACAACCCCGAGGCGCTCTGCTTCATCCCCAAAGGCCTTTAACCCTTCACGCCCGTTCATAAATAATGGCTCGAGCGCGCCTCCGTTTCTGCCCAAGACTTTCATAATATTGGCGAGGGCTTCTGTCTTATTCGTTGCCGTTGAATAATAATCGGACATTCCAAGCATGGTCTCATAGAGGGACACAAGATTCCCTTGGGAATCTCTCACCGAAACCCCCATATCATTAAAGGCATCCACTTGCTCCTTGGATCCATCCCGGGCTTTATCCATTGCTTGAGCCAGTTTCGGAAAGGCCTTTTCCAGCGCCTCAACAGAAACGTCACTTTGCTCGGCCGCATATCGCAATCGCGAGATATCCTCCGCGGCTACCCCCGTTATATTTGACAGTTTGTTGATTTCCTCACCATACTGGACCGCATTTTTTACAAAAACCGTTGTGGCCGCGGCTGCTGCGGTCGCAGCTCCGATAATAGCCGCAAATCCAACCTTTGCCATTGTGGTGAGCGCCCCGGAAAAACCCCTAATATTCCCCTGGGCCTGTTTCAGCACCGGTGACATCTGGTCCTTTAACGATATGATGGCTTGAAGTTCGCGGTTATTCATGACTACTGTTTCTCCTTTTCTTCACCGACCTTGCACCATTCCATGTCAATCACCTGGAATGCTTCCATCATCTTGGCCGGCTGGTGTGCAATCGTCCCCTCGTTGAACAGATACCCTTGTTTATAGAAGTTGTAGTATTTGAGAAGCAGTAAACTCTGCCTTGTGAGAATCTTTAATGGACACCTTTCCAAAAAAACGCCCTCGAAATGCCAGCGAGCGGGATCCGAGGGCGAATTGTTGAAAAGGTGT